AGAAAAGAACACCCCTGAATTGAAAGCATCTAGATCATTCGACAGGCTTTCTTTTGCAGACAAGAAACCAAAGTCTTCTATGCTTACAGGGCCATCAACAAGGCTATCCAACCCCGCAGGTGTAATTACTAAAACCTTATCGCCTTTGATATCGGTAATTTGATGATAGTTTGCATCTGACGCAAACCACTCTGTCATTTCACGTTCGCGTTCATGCCACCGCTGCTGTAGATTTACAACGTCTGACGCTATTTGCGCATCCGTCGAAGCCGCAAAGTTGCGAACAATAGCGTAATTAACACCGCTGACACTAGCGCCTTGATATTTGGTGCCGGTAACTAAGTTTCTAATGCGCAATTGCGTTTCAGTATCGACCTGGTAAATCTCATAGAGCGTATTACCATCAAGGGTAAATAAATCACCTTCACGCGCATTGGCCACGGTCTGAAATAGTGTGCCTGTTCCGGTCACAATGTTTGAATTGTTATTCAGTGCAATGGTGCCGGTCTTGTAAATGCCAGTCATAGGAAGCTAGGGATTTCCATTCGCATGTTATTAGGCATATTGCCGTGAGTAATTTCAGCGGCTTTTTGATTTTTGGCGTCTAGGAAAAGATTTTCGTAATACGTTACTTCTTCTGGTGAAAACCAGCCTGTACCCGGTTGCTTTTTAAGAATGGCCAGCGCTCCCCATCGAATAGCCTCAGCATTATCGTCAAACACTTCGCGTTCAATAATGGGCGCTTGAAACGTGGGTCGAACGGCAATAGTTACCGTTAACTCTTCATCTTTGTTAGGAACGGGATAGAGTTTAATCGTGCGGTCAAAAGTGCCAATGTAGTGACTAGGCTTGCCGCTGTACGTATCGCGGTTGTCTTTTGTCATCTGCGTAAGCACGTCACTATCGCTACGCTTTACTTCAAGGATAGATACCACTTCGGTGTGCGCGTCATACGGCTCTATTTTGTACTTAGCCTCACCTTCAATGACACAAATTTCTATCTCGCGCTGATAGGCAAACACGTGACGCAAAAAGTCACGTGCCGCCTCGCGGATAGCGTTAGCCGCTGTAAACGCTGGTACATTTGGCGTGTACGGCGCTACAAGCGTGAATAAGCTATCAAAAGTTACCATTTACTTACGCTCTTCTAAATTGGCATCCTTATCAACGCCAGATTTATTGCCAAGTGTGCGCTCAAACTTGTTGTAATGAGCCGCCGCACGCGAAGCATTGGACGCGTAATCAGCATCTTTAGAATACGCTTCATACAACATGTACTCTTTGATGGCATTGAAATAACTGTCATCAATGCTAATGGTAGTGGTATCGTTCTCGAAATCAGTGATATTGACAGCCGAGGGCGCTACCGAGTAGATGATCTGAATCTCTACGGCATCAGCGGGTTGAGGGTAAACATACGCGGTCTTAGGGTCGCGCTCGTCAAATACCCAGTTGGTTACGCGGTTGCCTACCGAGTTATGCCAGTTGGGTATTTGATCATCCAGCGTGGTGCGATCTGTTTTGCGAATTGGGTTGCCCGAGGCCACATCATAAACAATATCCATCCAGCGTAACCCATCACTGGGTAAAACCTGCTTAGACTTTCCTGCCTCAGTGGTAAAAGAGATATTCTTTGTACTCGCATCAGGCCTTAGATTAACTACTGCCAACACGGCATTGTTATAGCCGTTTAGTAGCTCTAAGTCAGGCCAGCGCGTACCCGTAGTATCGACAAGCGTTGTTCGCACTTGTGCAATTGCATCAATAACTTTGCGTGTTGACATTGGTGAACCTCGCTCTTACGCTTTACCAGCTTTTACAGCATCGTCATAATCTTTTTTGGTGGCTTTGATCAAGCCGAACTTACCTTTGCGAAACTGCTTAACAAGATAAGGTGTCGCTTTAAATACGCGGCCAGAACTTGCTTGAAGGTACTCTGGCGCTTCAGCATTAACGTTATCTTGTAAATCTACTGCGCCAGGTGCGGTTGGTTTTGCTTGTGCCATTGTTTAGGCTCCTTAAACGAAAAAGCCCCCAATAAAGGGGGCGAAAGGGTTTACGTTATGCGTAAGGATTAACCTAGACGCATTACACTGTGACCAAGTTGCTCAGGTAGCAACACATCAAATCCGTACACAAACAATGAACGAACCAAGTCACCGAAGTCTTTCGGGTTCTTTAGTTTTTCCATTTCAGTGATTTGTGCGGCAAACGATAGCGCTGACTTGTGACCAAACAACACATCATACGCGCCACTGGTGTTACGTAGGTTGCGTGAAGAGTAAATGTGAAGGCGGTCAATCATGCCGATTTTGCCAGAGCGAAGTGTAGAGTTACCGTCACCGGTTAAGCTCGCGTCTTTCAATTCTGACGTTTTGATACGCGCACACATTGAAGGCGGTAGTACCACATAGCGGTCTTCATCTGGCGTGTCAGTTTCATCAAGACATACACCGAAGCGCTCAACAAGCACATCAATGATGTTGTTCTTTGTAGCGTCAATAGGCGCAGCTGATGTACCCAAGTTCAATGAGCCTGAATCTTTACCCGCGTTAGCGCCTGCGTTTACCGCGGCAGCACCGGCGTAGATAGAGCCCAATACGTTGGCATCAACGCGGCGTTTCATTTTCATGCCGCCATCTTGTGAGAACGTATCCATTAGGTTGATATCTGCCTGGTAAGCATCAACGCTGTTAACTTTGAACGCGAAATAATGGCCTTGATCGATAGTTAACGACACAGGCGCACTTTCAGGCTGCTCGTAGTTCAGGTCTTGACCTTTCTCATAGTCGTTGATAGTGATATCAGGCACGGTGCGGATATTAACCTTGTCACCATGAGACTTGATTTCACCTTCGTAGTCAGTGTTTGCAATTTCCATGTAAACACAGTTTTCGTAATACTTGGTCAGTAACTTAGTAGACCAAATTTCAGGGATAAAGCTAGAGTTGTTGTTAGCGCCAGTGTTTGAATAGTTGACTGCGCCACTTGCTACAGGATAACCCATTTTAAATTACTCCATAAAACCGCTAGCCGAGGTACTTGCCCTCGTTAATCGCGGAAAATAGTTTCTGCTCCCACTCCTGAAACTCTGCATCAGCAATTTTGCCAGCACGCCGGTCAGCATAAAGCTTATCTACCTGCGCTTTTGTCCATACGTTGTCATCACCGGCGGCATCCCCAGGGGCGCGACTGGTTACATCAACATGGCTTGCTAATGGGTTGTTATTGAAGTTGGAGCCCTCTTGGACTTTAAAGGCTTTGAAAAAGTATGCGGTGCGATTTATATCGCCTCGTTGGAACGCGTTGTTCATCAGCGTATTGCGTTGCTCGCCGCTTGCGTCATCGATGGCAGCTAGCCAGTCATGGAACATCGGATCGGTATTTACTTGCTCAAAATCAATGCCGTGCTTACTTAGCTCTGCATTTAACTCACGCATACGCATATTGCCTGCGGTTTCGTTAGTTGCTTGCTCAGTTTGATTAAGCTTTGATTCGAGCGTGCTGATCTTCTGGTTTAACTGGTTAATCAGGTCGCTAGAACCTGCACTCGACTGCTCTGCTATTGCGCGTGCAAAGTCTTCGCCGTACTCGTCAACCAATGTTTGATTAAGCTTTATTTCGCCGCTTGGTTGGTTCGCCTGTTGCTGTTGCTCTAATTGTTGCTTCAGTTGCGAGTTTTCAGACTCTAAGGCCTGTAAGCGGTGTTGTAAGCTTGGGTCTTGGCTGCGCTTTAGAGCGTCTTCAAGTTGCTCTTTCAGCTTTTTGGTGTCGGCGTTGTACATACCTTGCAGTACGCTGTATTTATGCTTCCACGTTTGCTCAGATTCCGATTGCTGCGGCTGTGGGGCCTGCTCGGGTGTTCTGTTCTCTTGTGGTTGCTGCGCTTGCGGCTGTGGCTGCTCAGTATTCCCTTGCTCGGGATCTGATTTTTGCCCTTCGCTTTGCTGGCGAATTAACTCGTTTGCTTTTTCGTTTGCGTCTTGCAGTGCCTTTGGTAAAGCCATTGTGTTTTATCCTCGGTGATTCAGTTAAATGGGATCCTCGAAGGTCTTCCCCACTGGTGTT